TTACAGACCAGCAGAAGTTGAGCTATTATTGGGAGACCCAAGAGAAGCTGAAGAAAAATTAGGCTGGAAAAGAAAGATTTCCTTTGACATGCTCGTCAAAAGAATGGTAGAGTTTGACCTTCATGAAGAAAAAGAAGCCCAATAAATATCAAAAAATTATTGGGAGATTCTACAGAGACAAAGCTACTGCTTGGGCTAGTCCTAAGCAAATTAAAGCAAACATGTTTCTAGCAAAAAAAATGCTAGAAATGATACCAGACGAAAAGTTCTGGGAAGAATTCCCTGTTCATGAAAACTGCAATGACTTGAGTTGGTTCTTTACGGAAGAAGGTAAATCAGTAATTAAAAACATTACGCTAACCAAAAAAGTTAACCTTCGAGAGCAGACCATAAATGAGGTCGGCAAAGAAAAATTTGGAGAAGATTTTAAAGTAGAAGAAAAAAAGCCAAAAACGATAAAAGATTGGTTGAACGATGCCTAGAAAAGCAAAAGAACAAACAGAAGAAGTAAGTCATGTAGACCAGATAAAAGCGTATCTACAAAACAACAAAGACGATCATTACAATTTTGAAGAAGAGACTAATTACGTTGTCTCTAGCGGTAGCTTGGTTTTAGATATTGAAATGAGCGGGGGCATCAGACCGGGTATTATTAGAGCGAGCGGCGTAACTGAAGGCGGAAAAACCTCATGCGCCCTAGCGTTTGGTAGAAATTTTCAAAAACTAGAAAAGAGCATGGTTGTTTATGTAAAGTCGGAGGGCAGACTTTCTAAAGAAATGCTCGAAAGGGCTGGAATAGACGAAAGCGAAGATAAATGGCTCGAATACAGAAGCAATACTTATGAATCTGTTATTAATCTAATCAGAGATTTAGTAAAAAACAATAAGAACAAAATTAAATACATGTTCATTATTGACTCTATGGATTCTCTAGTACCAAAAGCAGACCTACAAAAAGGCCCAGAAGACGCCAATAAAGTTGCTGCTGGAGCATTGCTAAGCTCTGATTTCTTGCGTAAAATGGCACTTGCAATGACAACTAGAGGTCATATTTGCTATATGGTATCACAAGTGAGAACAAAGGTTTCACTAAACCCCTACGAAAAAACAGACCCAAGAGTCACCAACGCTTCTGGAGGAAACGCGCTACTTCATTACAGCGACTGGATTCTAGAATTTCAAGAAAGATTTAAAAAAGATTTAATCACCAAAGGAGTCGGAGACAAAGAGGAAACGCTTGGCCACTGGTGTAAAGTGACCTTTAAAAAAACACCCAACGAGAAAACAGGGACCGTAGTGAAGTATCCGATCAGATACGGCAGAACTGGAGGCAAAAGCATATGGGCTGAATACGAGGTAGTAGAAACGCTACTGGCCTTTGATATGGCAAAAAAAAGTGGCGCATGGGTGTCGGTCTCAGATGAGTTAATTGAAGAAATTAAAAACGAGCTCAACCTAGAAATGCCTAAGCAACATCAAGGTATTGACAATTTTAAGAAATTCTTCGAAGATAATGAAGAGATAGGCAAGTATCTGTTTAATAAGTTTAGAGAAGTTTTAAAAAAATAAATTTAAAAAGTGTAAACCTTAACGGGGGCGTACTGGTTTCGATTTAGAACCTTACGCAAGATTGCAAGCAGAGGATGATAGTGGGCCTCTTTAATCATCTATCTAGGTATTCAACTGCCAATAATAACGTTGATATGGCTCCTTCGCTTGCCGAAGCTGACGCGATTCTCGCTAAGCACGGCTGGGCTGAAGAAGCTGCTGTAGCTGCGTAAGCTACCCGTCCTACTCTGGATGCTCGTTAAGGAGCTAGGTCTCCTCCTTTCTTCCACAGCCGCGTGTAGTTGTCAGTGATGAAGCGCGGACATTTAACACTGACTAAGCTTGTAGTATATCTGAGCAGATGGTTTTGAAGACAGGGGTTCGACTCCCCTCGCCTCCACCAATTTTTATGAGACTATACAACGTTTATGGCAAACTCCAGAACAAAAATGTCTCTAAGTATCTTATTAGCTGGGACTCTAAATCTAGATCAAAAATCCAGTTTAAAGTAAAACAGTTTTTTAAAGATTTTTGGCTAGGTCACGTTGTATACGAAGAATTTCCGGTCTACGGAACCAAGATGAAAGTTGACCTACTTAATGCTACATTAAAGGTAGCCATTGAAGTTAACGGAAAACAACACTCGGAATTTAATAAATTTTTCCATAGTAATTCCAGAGTAAAATATCTGGATTCAATTAAAAGAGACTTTAAGAAAGCTGAATGGCTTGATAAAAATAAATTTAAATTAATAGAAATAGAAGAAAATGAAATAGGAGAAATGTCCAAGACGTTCTTTAAAGAAAAGTTCGGATTGATCCTTTAAATTAGTGTAATAACTAAAGGATGGACGACAAAAAACGCCAGAAAAGTTCGATCCCTCCCTCAGTCCTTCACAATCTAAACGAGTGGACAACGGGTGGATATATTGTCTTCTTTGTTAATAAAGACGGCAAGCCAGAAATAGTCGGAGACCTAGACAGCGAAATTACTATGCTAGGATTACATAGCTTCATTAGTAGCTGGACAAAAGCCACGGAAGAAGTGGAAGTCGAAGACTTAGTGGACTCGTTCCTCGCGGAGGATTGCGAAATCATCGAAGAAGACGAAGACGACGAAGAAGATTTGTTCTAAGTCCCCTCTCAATTTTATTTTCCTTGACCTAACTTAAAAAACAAGTTAGCGTCTTCTCACGGTTTGTTATGGAAATATATTCGTTAAAAGTAGAAAAGCACGTATTAGGTGGGTTATTAAAATACTCAAATCTATTCCCAGAGGTACAGAGGTTCATTACCGAGAAAGACTTTGTAAATGAAGTCCACTCGACGATCTTCTCAGTTATTTCGAACATACTAAACAATGGCGGGAACCTAGATAAAGTAATTTTATCAGAGAAAATTAAAAACTTAGGAATTTCTTTTAATGAAGAAATAGATATTTATAGATACATAGACAACATATCCTTCACTCAAATCACAGAAGAGGCGACACTAGAGTCAGCAAAAGAACTACTAAAGCTTAGGGTTCGGAGAGAGATTCACGGCGTAGGTAAAAAAATTCAAGACTACTCGAAAGGATGCGGTACAGAATCCTTGTCAGACATAGTTTCAAATTGCGACAAAATCTATGGCGACAAAATGCAAGAATACGAAATAGAAGATGAGCCAGTGAATCTTTTTGAAAACGTCGAAGAGCTAGTCGAAGAAAGAGGTAACTCACCAGAAAGCGAAAGCGGACTCCAGACGCCCTATGCGGAGTTCAACAGAATGTACGGCGGACTCAGAGAGGGGAATATTTACGCAATTGTATCTAGGCCAGCGCAAGGCAAAACCACCTTCATAAGCAATATGCTAATAAAGTCGGCTGCTATAAACAATGTACCAGCGCTAATTCTTGATACAGAAATGAGCACAGTTGACATTCAATTCAGAGTTGCGTCATCACTAACAGGAATACCTATGTGGTTCCTCGAAACTGGTAACTGGAGGAAAAGGGAAGATTACGTTAAGACTTTTAGGTCAAAAATTAAACAAATTAAAAATATGAAATGCGACCACTACTTCGTGGGAAACAAAAACATAGACCAAATTTGTTCGATGGTAAGGCGCTGGTACTTCTCTAAAGTGGGCAGGGGTAACAAGTGCATCTTGGCGTATGATTACGTCAAGCTTACGGGCGAGAGAGTCGCAGCGAACTGGGCCGAGCACCAAGCGATTGGCGATAAAATTGATAAACTAAAAAAACTCTCAGAAGAAATTAACGCCCCAATAATTACTGCCATGCAAATGAACCGAAGTGGCGAAAGAGGAGCTCAAGGAGCCCTAGTGGACGACTCCTCAGCAATTTCTCTTTCAGATAGATTGCAATGGTTTGCAAGCTTTGTCGCGATATTCAGACGCAAAAGCTTGGAGGAAATGGCTGAGGATGGCGACAGGTTTGGCACGCACAAACTAATACCCCTTAAAACTCGCTTCCAAGGCAAAGACGCCGCTGGTCATCACGACATAATTAGGAGAACACTCCAAGACGGCTCAGAAAGGTTCATGAACAACTTTCTGAACTTCCAAGTAGAAAACTTCGACATAGAAGAGAGAGGAAGCCTTAGAGATATAGTTAACACAGAAAACGAAAACTTCGCAGCCGAAGACGAAAGCCCGAATGACGGTGAATTATTCTAATGCAAGAAATTAAAGACATACTACTAGAAATCGGCTACTCTAACATAAGCGATAACGGTAAAGAGTTGAGGATGAAACCCATTTACAGGGACTCATCCAGTAATACAGTTCTTAGCGTAAGAAAAAATAATGGATATTTTATAGACTTTAGCGCTAATATTAGCGGCTCGTTCCAAGAGCTAGTGAAGCTTTCTTTAAATTTAAAATCCACAGAAGAGGCTAAACAATGGCTCGGCGGAAAAGTGCAAATCACTGAGAGGAGCCTTAACGAAAAGAGTAAAATCCAAAACGATAAAACAGAGAAAGCACCAAAGGTTCTCAAGCCAGAATATCTCCTAAAGATTATCCCAGATCACAAATACTGGATCAACAGAGGCGTGTCGCAAGAAACGCTCGAAGAATTCAAAGGAGGAGTGGTTGAGGCTGGAATAATGGCTAAAAGGTATGTATTTCCAATTTTCAACTACAACGGCGAACTTACCGGACTTGCAGGGAGAGACCTAACGAGCGGCAACGACAAGCGACCCAAGTGGAAGCACTACGGAGGCAAAGCTAGTTGGAAGTACCCATTAAAAAATAACTTTAAAATAATCAGACAGAAAAAGGAAGTAATCCTTGTGGAGAGCATCGGAGACATGCTAGCCTTATGGGATTGCGGAATAAAAAACGCAATAGTTACCTTCGGCCTTGATGTAAGTACCGAAGTTCTTAATTCTATAATCAAAGCTGACCCAGATAAGATATATGTATCTTTTAACGACGACTCAGAGAACAACAACGCAGGGAATTTAGCCGCAGAAAAAGCTGAAAAAAAGTTAAAAAAGTTCTTTGATCCGAACCAAATCAACATTAAACTTCCCTCCAAGTGTGATTTTGGGGAAATGACAAAAGAAGAAATAAAATCTTGGTATGAGTAAAAAAGAAAGAATACTTTCTCCGTCCAGAATGAAAACTCTGGAAGATTGCACTTGGCGTTACTGGTGCAATTACCACCTAATGCTCCCTCAGAAACAAAACGATGGAGCAATGCGCGGAACGATATGCCACCTTGTCTTTGAATTAATCCTAGGCAAGCAAAGAGACGGTCACCTAAAGCTACTAATTGACAAAGGCTTAGATGGAGTCCCATCAGTTAAAAGGCTCGTAATCAAGCACCTCAAAAAAGCTGGGAGACTTAACGATGAGAACTACGACCTTTGCAACGATATGATCGTAGTTGGCCTCAATACAGATTTCTGGATGAGCGGCAGCGAAGACTTAGAGGCAGAAAGAGAGTTCCTCATAGAAAGCGAAAAACCAAAATACAAATGCAGGGGATTTATCGATAAGTCTGCGGTATACAAGAACAAGAACCTAGTAAAGATTGTAGACTATAAGTCAAGCAAATACAAATTTAGAGGAGAAGAGCTAAGCGCCAACTTCCAAGCCATGGCCTACACAATTGCTGCAAAGAAAATTTGGCCCGACATTGAAAATGTTGTAGCTGAGTTTCAGTTTCTAAGATTCCCCAAGCAGCCCGTACAACAGGTAGAAGCATCGCAGGACCAGCTAGAAGGCTTCGAGCACTACATGGCTTTCGTGTATGAGCAAATTAATAACTTCACCGAAGAAAAAGCTACGTCAAAATTTGCCGCAGGTAGCCCCAAGACTCAATGGCTCTGTAAAGCTGGTAAAACGTGGAGATGTCCCTACTTAGATGCATTTGAGTACTACGCAATAAAAAACGAAAAGGGAGACATAATTAAAACTGCTTTCGAAAAAGAAGAGCTAATAGAATCAATGACGCCAAAAACTAAAATGGTCAAAATGAAATACAACGGTTGCCCAGCGCATTACCAAGGATAAAATGAAAATCCTACCTACATTCAAATCCCACTACTCACTAGGAAGAAGCATACTAACGCTAGAACCACAAGGCTCCTCCCAGAAGGACGGTCCAGACTCTATCATAGATATATGTCACGACAACGGAATTAAGACCTTGCCGCTCGTAGATGACGCAATGACTGGCTACCTACAAGCATACAGAAACTGCAAGGAATCTAAAATTAAGTTAGCCTTCGGATTAAGGATGTCAGTCTGCTCAGACCTTTCTGAGAAAAATGAATCCCAATTACAGAAAACTCACAAAGCGATTATTTTTGTTAAAAATAAAAAAGGATATGCAAAGCTTATCAAGCTAAGCACAAAAGCTTCGCTCGAAGGATTTTACTACACGCCAAGAACAGACTATAAAAGTATCGCAGAAGTATGGGACGACAAAGATTTATCGCTCTGCATACCATTTTATGATTCCTTCATATACAAAAACTTGCTAGCATGTTCTACATGCGTTCCAGAATTCGACTTCACCAAGCCAACATTAATGGTTGAGTCAAATGGACTACCTTTCGACGATATGCTCGAAAATAGAGTTCTAGAATACGCTGAGAAAAATTCAAGCGAGGTCATGAAATCTAAAAGTATTTATTATAAGAACAAAGAAGACTTCAAGGCTTACTTAACCTTTAGATGCATTAACAACAGAAGCACGTTAGATAAGCCAGAAATAGAACACATGTGCAGCGACGAATTCTCTTTCGAAAGCTGGGAGGAAAATCAATGAAGAAAACTGGTGGCGAAATCTGGAAAGAAGGACAACAAAAAGCCCTAAAAAACAAGCTACCTAAAGTAGTAGAAAAAGATTGGGGCAGAGAAATCTGGATGGCAAACAACCTAGAAGAAAATTACTGTGGCAAGATACTCCAAATCAATCAAGGCTACAATTCTTCAATGCATTTTCACATGGAGAAGCATGAAACTTTCTACATAACGAAAGGTTCACTGCAAGTAAATACCATCGATACGATGGAAGGCACAGAAGTTAAAAGGGTAATCCATGAAGGCGAAGTACTAGAAATGCCTAGAGGTTTACCTCATCAGTTAATAGCCTACGATGGAGATGTTGAGTTTATAGAAATAAGCACATACCACAAAGACAGCGACAGTCACCGAATTAAAAGATAATGGACGAACACCTGCTAAGATTTGACAAGAGCAAAGAGCTAGTCTTTATTGACTGCGAAACATTCAACCTTTGCCTACACTCGTGCCACAATCTGCCTTGGCAGATTTCGATGCTCAAGGTTAAAGGAGACAAATCTGTAGATGAAAGAGATTTTTATGTTAAATGGGAAACTGATTTAGAAATCAGTGAAGATGCAGCAAGAATTACTAAGTATAACCCAAAAGACATGGACAAAAAAGGTGTCGCCCCAGAAGGTATTTTGCCTACGGTCATGGACTGGCTAGATAACGCGGACTACGTAGTTGGCCACAACATCCTTGGGTTTGACCTTTACCTAATTAGAGACTTCTATAAATACATGGGAAAGGATTACAAGCACCTTGTCTCCAAAATGATAGACACGAACTGCATAGCAAGAGGCATTAAAGGCGAAGTGCCTTATGATGGAGAAATGGACTTCACCGCCTACCAATATAAAATCTATCACACTAGATTTAAGAAAATTAAAAGCAACCTTACTTGGCTAGGGAAAGAATTTAACATAGATCACGATTACGATAACCTGCACAACGCTATCGTTGACCTTAAATTAAATCTAAAAGTTTGGAATAAATTAAAATGGCAAGTACAAATCTAACACCAGAGCAATTTTGCTCATCTTTCGGAAACTACGACTTGGGCCTACACGGAGTAAGGCTACCGAAGTTTACTATAGAAAAAACCGAAAAGCACAAAATCAAAGTCAGCGAAGACATTAGCAACTTTGACTTTCTAAGAGCACTGTGTCTTGATGGCTTTAAAAAACTAAACCTCGTAAAAGGTAGCGAAGAATACCAAAGATATGTAGAAAGAATAAAATACGAGCTAGAAACCCTAGACGAACTGGGCTTCACTGATTATGTGTTACTGGTTTGGGATGTAATTAATTACTGCAAGAAAAACGATATCCCCACTGGACTAGGGCGTGGCTCTGCGGCTGGCAGTATCGTACTCTTCTTGATAGGCGTCACAAAAATTGATTCAGTAAAGCACGAACTATACTTCGAGAGATTTGTATCCAAAATTAGAGCGAAGAAAAAAGAAATTAAGGGAATTACATACCTTGACGGCTCTTTAATGTGCGATGTAGACCTAGATATCTGCTACTATAACCGACAAAAAGTACTCCAGTACCTTGAAGATAAATTCAAAGGCAGAACCAGCAAAATCCTTACCCTAAATACCCTCAGCACTAAACTACTAATCAAAGAATGCGGAAAAATTGTAGGAGGCAAAAAGGAAAACGAAATGAACGGCGTCTCCGCAATGATCCCGAAAGTCTTCGGATCAGTAAAAGACCTTCAAGAAAGTTACGACGAATCAGAGGAATTTAAAGAATGGTGCGATGAAAACAAAACCTCATTCAATGTAGCGCTAAAGCTAAGGAACCTAGTTAAGAATAAAGGCGTACATCCATCGGCAGTATCTATATCATACGACTTAATGAACAAGTCCTGCCCAACCGAGTTAGCTTCAGACAAAGAAAGTACGGTTAGTTCTTACGATATGAACTGGGTTTCAGACCTCAGCGTAAAGCTTGACATATTGGGGTTAAGAAGTGTTTCCGTAGTTGACAGAGCTTGCAAGACCATAGGAATAACAGTTGATGACATTGACTTTAATGATGATTTCATTTACCAGCAACTTCAAGACCTCAAGCAGCCACACGGACTATTCCAAATCGAAGCAGACACAAACTTCAAGGTTTGTAGGAAGGTGAGGCCAAAAAACCTAGAAGAACTTAGCGCGGTTCTCGCGCTAGCAAGACCCGGTGCGCTGTCTTACGTTGACCAATACGCCAAATACGCAGAGACAGGAGACTCACAAAGCGTTCACCCATTTTTCGACGACATTTTATCCTCTACTGGCGGTGTATGTCTATACCAAGAGCAGATGATGAAAATGGCGCACAAGATTGGCTTCACGCTCGATGAAGCTGAGATATTGAGGCGAATCGTCGGTAAAAAGAAAGTATCCGAAGTTAAAACTTGGAAAAAGAGAATATCCGAAAAAATCAAAGAAAACAAGCTAGACCCAGAAATTGGCGATTTACTATGGAAAGTTCTTGAAGACTCAGCAAACTACTCCTTCAACAAGTCTCACTCGATTGCATACGCAGCGCTTGCAGCGGCAACTGTCTACTTAAAATACAAATACCCAAAAGAGTTTGCGTTGAGCTTGCTTCAAATGACTAGGCACGAGCCAGACCCGATATCAGAAATCTCGAAAATCCAAAAAGAGCTACACCACTTTGGAGTCAGACTGCTACCTCCCCACATGATCAAATCCGAAATGGATTTCTCAATTCAAGGTAAAGACATTAGGTTTGGATTACTTTCCATCAAAGGTATCTCAGACAAGTCTATTGAAAAATTAAATAATTTTAAAAGCGAATACTCGAACAAACTAGAAATCTTCGAAGCAGCAGAGGAAGCTGGTCTGGGGTTGAGCATTATCTGCCCACTAATACAGGCAGGGGTTCTAGAAGGGTTCTCCCAATCAAGAACAAAAGTGGTTTACGAAGTA